AATGTTGCCAGATCCATATGCCGTATTAATAGCATGAGATACATCGGTAATTCCAGAAGGTGTTAAATTACTATATAAGGACGATATCCCGCCGACCACATCCGTCATTCCAGCCGGCAGGTCCCCTACGCCCAGTTTCTGCTGCAGGGCATACACCGCAGCGGCGCTGGCGGCCTTCGTGGCATCATTTACCAGCTGACTAACCACATCCGTTTTGAGCAACAATTTCGTTGCTACCTTATCCGCAATAGCATCAAGCAGTTCCTGCGCATTGACCTGCTGCCCATCCTGCTCGCTCAACAATTTCTGCGTATCAGCCGCCACCAGTTCAGAAACCGACTGTACGCCACGAAAGAATAACGCCCAGGCATCTCCTTCCTTCGGTGCTGATCCTGTACTGTCTTCTTTGCAGCGCCATATGGCATTCTGATATCTTACCAGGTCATTTTTCTGGTAAGTTTCTTCGGCAGAATACTCCCCTCTGTCTGTAAGCGGCGCCACACTCTCCGCATAGTTTTTTGCGATTTCTGCCTGCTTCGTTGCCGTCTCGGCATTCCCTTTTGCCAGATCACTCCAGTATTTGGAATTATTTTCTTCCTGTTCCTGATACCCATCTTTTCCATGTGCCCACGCTTCCGCTAAATCTGCAAAATCTTCTGCATTCTCAGCCGATCCGCTTGCTTCTGTGGCCGCTTTTTCAGCAGTTCCGACAGCCTCCTCTGCCCTGATTGTTGCTTCATTTGCTGCACTCAATGCTTCTGCGCTCTTCTGCAGCGACTCTTCTACTTTTTTCTCGTATTCCTCCAGTTCTGCCATTCCAGAGATATTTCCTGGTGTATTCACGGATGCCTGTACATACACCGCAACTTTGTTGCTTCCCCACTTCACCGATCCAGCTTCATCAATAGCACGTAAAGAAATCCACACCGTGCCTGGATGAGACACGTTTCCTGCTGCCACCGTCCAGGTCAAGATCATGTAATCGTCATGTTCTTCCTTCTCCAGCTTGCAGGTATCGTATGTCTCCCCCTGATACATCAGGTCCAAACGAAAAACCAGGTGAGATATGTCTATCCCACCTGGCGCTTTTTCTACCCGGAATTGACGCACCTCAGAATTGCTGTCATAATCTGTGCCGATCACCCGCTCCCCTTCCGGAACGATCAGTGTTCGGTTTCTTACCGTAATCACAAGTGCGCCCTCCTTTTATTTCGGATCCCGATAAGTCAGCTCGTCCATTTTCTGAGTAGCTACCATCATCTGATCATCTGCGTTGTCCAGCACTTCTGCCACCTCTTCCGGAATCTCAACATCCACTCCGCGCTTGACGGCATACGCTTTACCATTTACGCAGACAAACACATCCGCCTGGTATTTGTCGTTATCCTTGAACAGCCGCCGCTTTACCATTTTCTTTTTCGGCACTGCTTCCGTCGGCGCCGCTGCCACATCACTCTCTGCAGTAATTTCAGTCGCAGTTTCATCTTCTGCTGCGACATCCAGATCTACGCTCTGATTTTCTACTTCATCAGTTTTTTTCATTCCTCTTGCCATATGCCCTCCTTAGTTTGCAGCTCCATCACTGAAGGTTGATCCGGTCTCCACGCGTACCATATACTCATTTGACAGGATTTCTGTCACTTTAGTAGCTTTCCAGCCAATGGTCGCTCTCTGATCCAGAGGATCCGCAGTACCGCCAGAGCCAAGCTGCTTTACGATGGTCTGGAGCCCTGCGCCCTCGATTTTCGTAGTGGCGTATGCGTTTGCCCCGAAAAACAGAGTAGAATACACATCAGTCTTAGTCGTATCACCGTCGCTCTTTGCCGCTCCGGCTTTCGCAAAAATCTTTGCTTCCGTGGTCTCTACAAAACGCACGCCTCCAATTTTTCCGATCTCGCCCTCAAAAATCTCATCCGGCTTTGCGTACTTATGTACATCAATCCAGTTTGGATCTTCGGTCAGGTCAAAGGCAATGTCCGGATGAATGATTGCCCAGTAAGATCCGTCAATCTTTGCCGCAAGCTGCTTTTTCAGTGTACGGACAGCCATTTTTACCGCTCTTACGGTCAGCTTGTGAGATGAAGTCAGCGCTGTTCTGGAAGATACCTGGCCTTCAGCATACTGCACATTGGTTCCGGCATTTAATACCTCTCTGGAAATGGTGTCCAGAGAAGTGCCAGCCTGCCCACCGATCAGGTCCGTAGTTTCAACGATAGTATTATCAATCGTGGTCATCTGCAGCATATCAGATACAGTTACATAGTTGCCATACTGCTTTACTTCTGCCTCAATGCTGGTAACACTCAGGCTCTGTCCATCCGGGGTAACACCCTCAGTCAGCGGAGTAAGGGATTTGCCGAGCTGTACATACTTTCGGAACTCGATTTTCTTACCGCCATTCTTCGGAATATCACGTTTCTGAGCCCATCTGTCATGAACCAGGAGTGGAGATGCGTTCTCAATCAGATTTCTGTCGTAAAACGTCTTCATCTCCGCAGACAGTGTGCTCTGAGTGGTTACGTTGGTGTTCGGATTTGCATCAAACATATGCAAATCAAGTACGAACGGGAAATTCGTTGCACTGTTATAATTCATGTTTTCTAAATACATTTGTCCTCCTTAAAGGCTTACCTCTCCGGACAAAACTTTTTTCTTAAGATCCGCAAACTCAGCCCTGGACATGCTATTAATGTCCATCTGGTTCTTTGCGGCCGGGCTGCTGCCGGATGCTCCTTCTACCGGTCTTGATGCCCCGGCTCTTACTGTATCCGCCACCCGTTTCTTTGTTTCCTGTTCCGATCTGGTGATTAAGCCCTGTGCGATATCACCAAAATGCGCTACTCGGTATGCGGTGATCACATCACATCCAGCTCCCAGCATCCTGGCGAAGTTTTCATTGTTCTCAATTTCATACCGGATATCAAAATCAGGATAAAGGCTCTTGCACTGTTCTGATTCCGCATCCCAGCGTGCCCAGGTCTGCTCCTCCTGCCGGAGGTTAGCCGCCCGCCTCTGCGCCTCTTCCATGGCTTTGTTCTGCGCCTGCAGATTCATGAATTCTTTGTACTTTTCCACCGGCATACCGGCTTCCAACGCCTTTTCCTCATAGTAGGCGCTGTCTGCATTGATCGCATTGATCATGCCGTCCACGTCCGATGCATCCGTGCCATATTTGGCTGCGATCACCTGCATGAGTCTTCCCTGGGAATCAAGCTGCTGCTGCATACGGTTCATCGGCGCGAATCTTCTGTCTACCTGCTTTTTGACATCCTCTCCATACAGATCCTTGTACTGTTCCTTGAATTTCTTGTAGTCAGCCTTGCGCTGCTCTTCCGGCGTCAGCTGAGCGGTCTGTTCGCCCTCCTGTCCTTCAGACTGCGCTCCTTCTGCCTGCACTGCGGTCCCTCCCGCCTGTGCTGCACTTCCTGCTGCAGGTGCGCCTCCTGCTGCTGCCGCGCCTCCATCGAACATATGTAAATCAAGTTTGTACATGATACCTCCCTCCGGTCTCTCCCGGGCGTCTTATATTCACGGTCTCTCCCGAGTGTCTGTCACGGTCTTTCCCGAGTGCCTGATACGACATTATCACATGTCAAGAATTTTTGTTTGCACAGCAACGCTTTCACTCTTGACAAGTATAAGAAACATTTTCCGGGTATGCCTCCTGAAGCATCCGGAAGCCACTCATAGCTACAGCCATTCGATTTTTAATTAACCACTTCTGATCTTCTCTGTAATGAGCTTCCAAAAATAAATTACCCCTTTCCAGTTTTGCCACAGCGCGAATATCTGGCGTATGAAACATTGCATCTACCAATGCCTGCCCCATAGCCGACGCAGCAGAGCAAACGACATCATTCCCATCCATCTGATAGCAGGCATGCCCCTCCATAGATAATTTCATGGTATCCGGTCCGATATTGATCACAATATTTGTCATGACTGTACCTCCGTCGCACTGCTCACCCGCTGACGAGCCTTCCCCTGCGTACTGTTATCTGTATTCATGGCTCTGCCCAGGGAATCTGTTTTTATCTGCTGCCCTGCATCCGTATTGATGGCCGTCATGTCCGGCCCCGGTACCCCCTGCTCCTGCAGCGTCTGCATGATTGATGTGTCTCCTGTCGTTTTCGCGATCAGCGCCGCCATCTGCATCATGGCTCCCTGCATCTGCTGCATTTGCTGATACATAGTTCCATTCTGCTCAATCATCTGGATTACTTCATCGCGGCGGTCAAAATCCATCATTCTGAGCACGCACAGTGCCTGATCAGCCATCTGAGGATTAAATACTCCCAGGCCGTAAAGTTCCTTCGCCAGCTCATTCTGAGCAATCCTGGAATAAGGGCTTGCCTTCTGCGCGGAGATCTTGATATCAAAGACCGGGCGGCGAATAGACATATCATCACCGATTCCTGGCGTAGCCTGGTCTTTCAGTCCTTCATTGGTCATCTGGACATACTCTGCAGCACCATTTTCTTTAGTGATCCGGTAGCAACGAGGAAGATCATAAAACTGCCGAATCAGTTCTACCGTCAGTTCTACGATTTCCTGGTACGCCGTATAGGTTCCCTTGATCATGTCACGGCTCAGTTTACTTCCAGCCTCCTGCAATGCCGCTATTGCCGACGCCGCTGTCACGCCACTGCTTGTAGAGCCTTGGGAAAAATCCCTGTTTCCACTCGTTTCCTTCAGTTCATTGACCTTTGCATCCCTCTGGTTGAATACGATATCCCCGATCACAGGTGGCTCAATCTGCCGGATGGATTGATCCGATACATCATTCCCCGATGTGTGCACAATGTCATTCGCCAGATTCGTGAACTCATCTTCGTTGATGTTTGCTGAACCAGTCACGAAATAACGCGGCTTATTCATTAGCGCATTTTTCATGATTACCTGATCCAGGCGGTCAATGTACTCCTGCGGATTTACCATGACATCCAAATATCCGAAACCAGCAGGAGATCCTTTCTCCGGGAACTGCACATCAAAAACAAATGGGTACTTGCCGTGATTGTACCAGCCATCTGCGGCATATTCCGGATCATCTTCTGATGCATACAACACAATGTCATTCACGAATTTACAGTAATGCAGGATCGTCCTGCTGCCTCCGGCCTCCGTCTGGAATATGTGCTTGTAATACCAGTCGAACACCATGACTTTGTCGGTGGTATCCATATTCTCTTCGTAGAGGTATTTGGGGCGGTCTACCAGATTCCCGGCCGTAATCTGATCAGCCACTTCCGGATACTGTTCTTTCAGCAGGTCTGCATCTACCACCTCTGTCACAAAGATATTCCTGGACTTCTGGATATCCTCAATTCCCGGCTGCCATGTGATATTCAATACATCCACGCTGCTGACTTCAATATCTCCCAGACCATTCTCTTTGGATGGGTTCCACATCACCGCATACACCGCTGTACCAATCTTAGGCTTGTCCCAACAGTTTGCATTATAGGTCTTTGCAAACCCATTGTTTTCCAGTATAACAGGCACAACCTCCGACAACAGCTTCGCCGTATCTTCGTCTGATGCTTCCCGCGGCAGGATGGCCGGGCATGGGTAGTTGTCAATAAAATCTGCATGCTTGTTGATCAGAGAGTTGAACAACCAGGCACTAACCGGCTTCAAATCTGTTTCCTTGTCACCTCCCTGGAAGCGCTCCCAGTGATTGTTCTTCCACCATTCTTCCGCATTGATGACCCGCTGCTGAAACGCCTCAAGGCCATCTCTATATTTTTTATATGTCTCATAAGCTTTCCGGACCTGCTCCGGTCCTACTTTTCGCCCATTTTCCATGGCTCCTCCTAAATTCTGATTATTCTATGCGCTTTCTTCCGTTCTTCCGCAAAAAGATCCAGCGGATCCTCCAACGGGATTTTTTTCTCCGCATTTTTCCGCATTGGGATTGGATGCTGCATAAAGACATATCTGCATTCGTCATAAATGTGATCTTCCTGTGTAGTGTCAATATCCTCCACGTTGTGCTCGTCATAGACCAGATCTGGAATCGTCCGGATGAAATTCTTGCAGGTATTGAACACATAAAACTTCGGGATTCCACTCTCATCAAACGCCATTCGGTAATGATACTGCATCTTTCCTGCAATGCGGTGATTATCTCCACCAGACCAGTACACACCATTCTCGGCCATCATGTCGGCCACGGACTTGCCGCGGGACCGGTCAAAGATGGACGGATCCGCTATACCTGATATTTTCCTGCCTTTCAGGTTTATGTCTGTCTCCTCAATCTGCCGGATCATCCTGGCCTGTTCGGTCGGCTCCATCTTGATTCCTACATTTGGCGATCCCTCCACGCAACCGTAATACTCCCGGATACGATAAATCGTGCCAGTATAGTCAATCGCATACCATCCAACTGAAAACGGCTTTGCATAGCCAAAATCGTATCCTCGCACTATTTCCCAGCCGGACGGGATCTTAAACGGCTCAATGACGTGCGTCCACTGGCGGGTCGCATAATTCTCCGGATCATTCTTCCATTCCGTGAATACCTGTCCTTCAAAGGAATCCCAGTCTCCATACAGCAAAGCATTCCGCTCGGCCTCTGGCAAAATGGCGAGGTTTCCCAGATATCCCGGGTCATTTTTCAAAAGTGCCGGGTTATCAAAAACACTGCTCGGGATGAATATGCGATCTTTTGACAGCCTGATTTCTTTCCCCTTGGGATCGCGGATCACCACCTCATACACAATCGGATGCCCCGGTGTTGTTATGGATACAAACCTGGACTTTACCCAGCCATGACCGATGCCCCCTGGGTTTGCCGTAGCTCTCACGTATACCTCTGTTCCCGGTCCGGAAGGACGGGCACGGGAAAACAAGTAAGTATACTGCTTTTCTGTAAAGTGCGTCAGCTCGTCAAAGCCAATAAAATCAAAATGACGACCCTGATATTTCAAACGATCCTGCTCATGCTGCATAGCGGCAAAATAGATCTTCGCGCCGCTCGGGAACCTCCAGACATGTCCAGACTCGTTATAGTTAGCTCGTGGGTATGCCGCCTTGTAAAGTTCCCTGGAGCGATCAATCAGATCCACCAGCTGCGGATACTCCCGACGAAAAATGATACCGCGGTAGTACCTGTTCTTTACCTGGCGTAACGCTTCCGCGACCAGATAGTCACTTTTTCCACCGCCTGCTGCCCCGCCGTACAGTGCCTCAAACTCCGGTCGGCTCATCATCTCCTGCTGTTTTGGCTGCGGGCACCACAGAACCTTTCTCGGGTCCGGCAAATCCGCTCCCCGATTAGTTTTTTTCGTTCTCTGTGTCACTTACAACAGCCTCCTTCATCTGGTTCACCTGGCGCGGTGTCAGGATCACAAGATTCTCCTGCGATCCCTCTTCCTCCTGGCTCGCCAGGATCTTATCCCGCCAGTCTTCCGGCGCTTTATTCCGCAACCAGAAGGAAATTGCTTTAAAATCCGGTGAAATGTACTCTTCTTCCTCTCTGGCTTCCAGATATTCCTCCTCCGATATCTTCTTTCCGTTCTCGTACTGCGTTTTCTTGAGTTTAAAAACCTTCTTGACCTTCACCGTCCCGCCCTGCGTCAGCCGGAAGAGAGCATTTTCCACCTGGCGGTTGGCTATCTCTTTCCCAGTGCCCAGAGCTTCTTTGATTGTCTGATGCTTCTTTTTCCACTCATTCAGCGTTGATCGGCTGATCCCAATATGCTTCGCTATCCGCTCATCACTCAGGCCAGCCCTGGCCCATGCCTGGAGTACCGCAAGCCGGTTCTCATCGTTCGCCCACTCCTCCCATCTTTGTCTCGCCACCTTCTCACCTGCCTTTTCTGGTGAGTATAGCAGTTAGGGCATATTTTTGTTTGCACAGCAAAAACCCCCGACGACCGCCGAGGGTGATGTACGATTTTGTCCTGTTTTTCCACGCCAAATAAAGAGGCCCCGATGGTCTCTCTACTATCTACGCGCGCGCCCGCATATACGCGCACGTCAAAAAGGTGTCCGGATGTCCGGTCACTCGCCGTATTTTACACGTTTTATGAATTTATAATATTCGCATTTCTGGTATGTGTCCATGCAGAATATCTCATAATAGGCTTTCTCATCCAGATATGACGCAAAGAGCAACTGGTTCTTCACGCCGAAGCCATCATTTTTCATGACATTCTCACAGGTTATGGTTGCCTGCGCCCGCCCCTTGCGAGAATGGCACTCATAGAACGGGCACAGGCACTGGTGATGTCTTGGCATGGTCACCGCCTCCTCTCTTTCTTTTCGTATCGAATCATAGTGTATTCCTGAAATGGGTAGCCCATAGTATCAACACCTACCACGATTGAAGTCTTATCCAGGACATACCCCTGCTTTGCCAGGGATGGCGGTACTGTAGGCTCTTCTCTCCATGAATTTGCATTGACTTTCGTTCTATGTACTTCCGGCTTTCTCAGATTCCTGCTGCAGCTCCATCGTTGCTTGAACGGATTTCCTTCTTTCCGGAACGTATTTTTCGTTTCTTTGACCAGATAATTTACCAGTCCCTTAAAATCCTTATTGTCATAAAGGGGCGTCAGGTGGATGCCGCCCCATGTCCAGAATTTCCGCAACAATTTCTGAATACCCGGAATGTCTGTTATGACCACATGATGATGAATATTTTTGTTTTCGAATTCAGGCACTACAAAATACTTCAGTTCCAGCCCGGCAGCACGATATGCTCTTCTTAATTTCGTGAACAGATTTCTTAATTTCTTTTTGGCCCCTGCTGCATCCGGTCTCTCCTCCGAAGCATATGTCAGAGTCAGATGCCAGTCCCCGGAATCAAAATTCTCCATGATCAGCATCATCATTTTCTTTATAGCCCTACGCTCATTTGCTTCTGCAATCTTTTCCTTAGTCGGTTTTCTTCTCTCGGACCTGCTGCAGTCTTTTCCAGGACACTTAAACGTGTGATACTTTCTCGTGTCAATTCTGTTTCCGTACTTCGTAGTCTTTTTCAAATACATTTTCTATCCACCTGTGCCTAAAGTTAATTGCTAAATCAAGTTTCTACCGGGTCCCTCCCCCGGTCATCTTAAGCTGCCCGTTTCCGTGCCGTCCGGAGAGTCTCCGGCGTCGACTGGGCATAATATAATGCAGTCACCTGCGGACCGGCATGTCCCATAATTTCCTGAATCGTGCCAATATCCACGCCATGGTTTTTCAGGTCCATGCCGAGGGTCTTTCGCATCTTGTGCGGATAAACCCGGCATGTAACACCCGTACGCTCTGCAATGACTTTCATTTCCCGTCTGATTGCGCTTGTCGTTAAAGGTCTATGCGGTGCCTTTTTCCCGACAAATAAATGTGGATCTGTATCCGTGCGGGAATCCAGATACTTTTTGAGATGATACCGCGCTTCCCCGTCAAGATAGATAGGACGATACCGGTCTCCCTTTTCGCCGCAGATCATAATATCTCCGGTTGCCCAGTCAACCATATCCACGGTAATTGCCACGATTTCCCCCACTCTGGCGCCGCTGGAGCGAAACACCTCAATGATGGCCCGGTCGCGAAGGGAAGCGCAGCCATCCCGCAGCATAGCCATTTCTTCCTCACTGTAATAGTCAATCGGCTTTCTGGTAACCTTTAAAGGCTCCACCGCATCCACCGGATTGTCCGGAATCATCTTCTCTTTTCGCATCCAGGAATAGAATGCCGACAGAAACCGGCGTTCATTGTTAATCGTTGTTGCCTGGTTCTTCCGGCCAGTTTCCTGCAGGTTCTTTTTCTCATACCAATCCAAATACCGATAAATGTCCATTTCATCAATCTGTGTCAATGGCTTATAGATCAGCGTGATCAAACGCTTCACCGCCATCAGATAACCACATTTTGTGGCTTCTTTAAGGTTTTTCTTCTTATATAAAAAGAGTTTAATAATATATTGGTTCTGGCTGTCTACACTATCTTTCATATCCATCGGCAAAGTATTGAGCTTTTCCAGCTTCACATCTGCCAGTTCATCAATCATGGCCTTCTCCAGAATCTGCAGCATATCCGGAGACATATGATTTGACATTAAAACGATTACATTGTCAATAACAGCAGCTTTCAAGTTCTGATTATTCATAGATTTACCTCCTATCGTTGCCCAAGGATGTAATCTGTGGTATAATATCCTTAAGCATAGTGGCGGTGCACATGACTTTGGACGGTTGGTGTACCGCTTTTCTTGTGTCTTTTAAATGCTTCTTCAGTATCCATCGGCATCTCCCCCTTGTTATTCTAATTAATAGGCACTGAGGGACTTGAACCCTCGGCAGACGCGGCTTATAAGGCCGCCGCTCTAACCAACTGAGCTAAGTGCCCATGTCCCCGCTTATGCGGGGAGTAGATTATAAATCCCCATTTATTAATCTGACTATAAATATTGCAATGCTGAATGGATTTGTTGCAAGAACAATTCTATCTAAAACTCTCAGATCGTGTCCTCCTTGCCATCTATCCATAGCATCAATCCATAAAAGTAAGTGAGTAACAAATACCGTCACACAAAACATGAATGTCAGTGCCCATGATATCCACGGAATCACTCCACAAATTGCATTTCTCATCTTTTTTCCTCAAATCAGCATCCCCATATTCTTCGGGGTCCGGAATATACACTCTTTCGGCCTGGTTCTCCAGTCTGGATCTGACAGCGTGTTTCCTTGTACCACTACTGCATCAATACCCAGCAGCGACAACTGAACATAGCACATATACACCGCTTTCCAATCCAGATCCTGTGCTACTGCCTTTAGTAAATTCTGGTAGTTGATTCCGCGATCTTTTAAGACCTTGGCCGCCGCTATGATCATTCCACCGCTTCCACAACTTGGCTCATTCATTTTTGTTGTCCTGCTACCGTCCTCGCCAATCAGAGCTATACGTGCGGTTGCTTCCGAAAGATGGAATGGGGTGAAAAACTGTCCAGTATTTTTGTTTCCGCATCCGGATTCCATATAAATTTCGCCCAAGGTGTCCGACATGCCGGTTTCCATTGTTTCTGCCAGCATGCCGAACATTTGAACAAACTCTATCCCTTGGTCTCCATATGGGGCTATTGTTTTTATGTACTCCTCTTCACGAGAATTCCATATCTGATTCTGAATCAGACAGCAACGGTTTTGAATGGCCAGTGCCATCAGCTTTACCCAGTCACAAAATATGTCATATGGAGATTTGCTGCCCGACAGAGTGTTAATTTTTTTAATGATTTCTTTTTTTCTATCCATTTTTCTCTATTCAATCTCAGGTAAAATTTCAGTTTAAATTAATATAGTTCAATTCACACTCCTGGCATATTGGCACTGGTTCACCTTCACCGCCACACGTCCGCAAACCAGCGCATCCGTCTCCTTCCCGCCCTGGATTCTCAAATTTCTTTACCATTGGACAGGCCGCGATTTGCTCTTCGATGCTTATTTTTCTTAATCTGCTCCACCTGTTAACTTCCGCTGGATCAAACTGCTCTTTGCACACCGGGCAATACGGGAAAAGACCGTTGTTGTAGTTTTTCTGCATTTCCCGAAACGTTCTGCTTCTTATCATTCTTTTTTGCTCTTTTTCTGCTTCTTCTTTATAAAACTTTATTTTTGTCAGCATTCTCTCTTGCGCTTCCACCAGCTTTTCCGGTCGCTCCGCCAACTTTACAAGCGCCTCAAAAGGATCCAGGATGGCTCCACAATTCTGACATAATACAATCCTGTTTTCTGTATCAATTTCGAAGTGTGGTGCAACACACTTACAAAGTTTTTCTCGCCCCCTGTTGATCTTCACAAGGTCAAAATGAACAATATCTTTCACTGTGATTCATCTCCTAAATCTTAATTATCCCTTATAATCTTCAAACTTCCTTACAGCTGCAAAAGCAAACCTTGAATTTACCCAGCGCTGCAATCGTTTCAGGTCATTACCCCGCCGCAGCTTATGCTTGTCATAGATCATCACATAAGGGCTGTATCCCAGATCCCGCAAGGTATAAATTCGTTCCAGGTGCTGCTGCAGCGTTGTATCAAATCCACAAAGCACATACACACTCATTCTCCGGTAATCCCAACCAACCTCCTGTTTGAACATCTCAAACTTCGGAATGATCTTATCTTTGTCTTCGTATCTGTCCCATGCGAAATGAATCTGCTTAATCTTCATCCCTTTGAGATACCGGGCTTTCTCCGCTGTCATAATCCGAATATCACACCCCTGAGAAAAATCTACCCAGGCCCCGCTATCAATGAGCTGTTGGCTTAGGTCCCTCCAGTCTTGACACGCAAACATATTCGGATCCAGAAGCACTATGTTCTTTTGTCCGGCCCAAAACTCCGACAAATCAGCCACTTTCCTGCTGCAGCATCCCTCCTTCTTCCCCACGATACAAAAATCGCATCCCCGCGGGCATCCTCTTGTCAGAAATCCATACGCCGTGTCCTTACACAAATGCGGATAAAGGCTGTAGTCCGGATAAATATGCTCGATTTTTTCTGGCAACTGATCGCCACCGGACGGATATGTATATCCAGTGCCACCATGTACTATCTCCACAGCATTCACAGGATGCGGATAGTCTGGCGTGAAGGTAAACACTTTGCTCATGTATACCCTGTCCGGTGGATCCAGCCATGCTGTCAGCGGATCGTACCACTCCACTGCATCCCCCTGTTGCTTATGCCATGCTGATAGCTTCATAAGCGGCAAGCTGGGGAAGTTATGACCGTCCACATCAATCAATGCAACTCTCATCATGTCTCCTAAATCTTAATTTTCACACGCGTCTATAATCTTTCCTTCCGCCGTCCCGATTCTTCCCAACCAGTAAGCGTATAGTCCTTCATCATCTGGCCTTCCATCTGTCTCAAGGTACTTAATAAAATCTCTAAGTCCCTCCAGCTCTTTTCTCGTAAAATAAATGCTCTTTCCAGCCATATTCTTTTCTCCAATCTTGATTGAGCTTAGTCATAGAAAGTCATAAGTTAGTCATAAAATTTACTTCCGTTTCCCGCCTGACCTACTGCGCTTATGCCAGGCTCTCCGGCGCTGGATCCGCCCGTAGCGTTCCAGCAGCCGGTCAATCTTTTCGGCTTTCTCTTTTTCAAGCAACACGAATTCCATAGCGCTCATTCCTCCCGATACGGCTCCGGAAGCGGCATCCAGGCATTGACAAACAATCCCACGCTGCAGCATGTATCTCCTTCGTCATTATCGCCAAGATACCAAGCTCCATCGCCCTCATCATTTACCTCATACTGCCCGATTGCCGGAAGGGTAAAATTCTCAAACGACATCAAAACGTACTTCCCAGATTCCGGTAGCCGTTCCGTAACCGGAATCCACCGACGCTCTTCAGACTCCTTTTTCAGCTGCAGCACCTCTGCCGGCTCCAGGCCAGTATCCTCATACCCTGCCAGCCGCGCTGCCAGTTCATCTTTCTTGCCGGCGGACCAGTAACCGGTTTTGATTCCATTCACTCGCTTCTGAGTTAATCTATTCATCACTTTCCCCTTTTCTATTCAACGGGCACCATCTCGTCGCGGTCTTAATAGTTAATTTGTCATCCGTTCTGCAAATCATAGGAGTAGGTTCGCATTTGTTTCTTGCGTACCTAGCTTCGTCGTGAAGGCAATAATAACGCCCCGGCCTTCCGTTCCCGTCATGAAATTCTTTATAACTGCAGTCTTTGCAATTCATTCCTGTCCTCCTTAGTATCTGTCCAGATTCTCACCGACCATATCAATCCACAGTATGCTTTCTCTGGCACCGCCCGTAAGCTCAACCAGACAGAAGTATTTACTGGCCGTGGAAAGAACCTTTACCCGTACCTTCGGCTCACATCCCTTTCGCACTTTTCCGTCAAAGTCACCGTACATGGAAGCTTTCACACTTCTCACCCGGATTCTGCTGCCTACCTTCGTTGATCTGCGCACCTGTCTGATCCGGTGCAGTCCAATGCCGAACTGCTGACTTACGCGCTCGCATTGCTTTCTCTGGTTAATTCCGTTGATATGAAGATAGTGATAAACCGTCTTGTCACTAATCTCTAATCGCTCTGAAATGTCCTTTACGGCCATTCCGTCTCCGTACAATCCAATCACTTTTTTCTCCGTGTTATTCATGCTGCAGCTCCTTAAATAAATCAAACATCTCTCGCAGTTCCTTTTTCGTCATCCAGTGGTCCGATTGCGAATGAAACACCAGGCGGCCATCTGGTATATGCACGATAAATACATGGCAGTTTGTTGCCTGCTGCACCTTATACTCCCCGATTGTGATCTGCTGCTTTTTCATCGTCCATCCCTATCTCTTTCCGCAGTGCTTCAATGCGTCGTTTCAGCTCTGCTTTCCTCTTCGCGATTGGCTCATAAGCCTTCACGCTTTTCGCATTCAAAGGAAGCTCAGAGTATTCCCTGCACAGCCTGGTATACTCCGCTATCTTCTCAATTATCCCCATCCTGTAACCTCTCCGTCCATCGAACAATTCTGCCGTCCTGCAATGTCTTGCAACTAATTCTTGCCCTGTGTTTCACAAGCAGTCCGTAACACTCGCGAATCTCCGCCCAGCCCTCTAAGAACCAGGCTGGCACCGCCACTTCTGTCCCCTTAGGCTCGTTCTTGTTCCTTGCCATTTCGCTCCTTTTCCATGCATTCTTTGCATATATGCAGATCGCTTCCTCTTTTTGTCCGGATCTCAATATGTTCACCGGATATAACCTTTTTGCAAAAATCACATATGAATTCTTTCATGTTCCCTTCTTTCTCCCCCGCCGCAAAGTCAGCGGGGGCAGTACCGGCATGTCGTGACACATTACCGCAAAACAAATACATCTATGTAATGCCCCGTAGGGACGCATTACCGCCTATAAATAGTTCTTTCCGAAGATGTTCATAAATTCATCCCGGCTATGTTCCTTCTCGAATGCCTGCTGCCCCGTCCGGTGCATGATTTTCATGACGTCTTTGTTAAAATGGACGCCCTGTCTCGGATCCCGGTGGCATCGCGGGCACAGCCAGACTTTCAGGCCATATTTCTCTGACCATTTTCGGTTTGGCCCGCCGAAAATGTGATGCTGCTCCAGGTTCTGCATCCTGGTACACAAGAAACACTCTTTATCCTTCTGCAAAATGCTCTTTGCCATCTCAGCCCTCCCACTCCGCAGCCTCTTTCAGGCACGCTGCTGCATCATCAAAACCTTTTCGGTGCAGGAAGTCCAGTAAATACTCATATTCAATCAGACGTTTCTTGCCCTCTGCATTTTCTTCCTCGATCTTCTTGATTTCATCCACGTCCAGAATGTCCTTACCGATTTTCTGGTTCACAATCTCCGCATGCTCCGACATTTTTTCGTACGGCTTACCGAATGGATCCAGGCATTGTACCATATCAACCGTATGGCCAAATTTTTCATAAAATTTCAGCAATCGTTTCGGGCCGAAACCAAATTCCTGATTCAGAGTAAACAGCATTTCTGTTCTGTAGGTGTTCAGGATCCGCTTTCCAAGGAAATCATTCAGATCTTCCACGGATTTTCTGGTTACCTCTAGTGGAATGAACATGGCCTTGCGGGTTTTCACCTCTTCCCGCAGGCCTTCCACACCATACTCCTCAACGATTCTCAGTGCCATGGCCATTCCGTCCATGCGCAGCTTATGTGACTTCTGGTCGACCATACCGTTTGACCGCTTCATATTTGTTCTCATTGCTTATCATCCTCCATCTTCATAAATCTCACAGAATGCTCTGACAGAAGCAGTTTTGCCTCCTGCCACTGATCCGCGCACTGCACGCGCCGACCTTTCGCATTCGTCCAGTCATTCTTTTCCCAGTTATAGATCCACCCCTGCTTAAACGGTTCGATGATTTCATCCATTTTGGTATACACATCGACCATGCAGGGCCGAATCAGTAGCTTCAGGCATTCGATCAGAGCCTGCAGCGTGTTACTTTTCACGCTATCTTCCCGCTTTCCGGCGGCTGTGCGCACATGTTCCGTGCCTTCCCTGTCCGTAAAACGCACATAGCCCCAGTACCGTTCCCGGCTGCCATAAATTTCTATCTTCACGCTGCTTTTCATCTTGCACCTCTTACGCCGTCATGATATAATCAAGGCGTCTTATATTTGAGAAGACACACCGCTATTTGCCGATGCTCACCGCCTATGAGCACCGGCATTTTTTAGTTTCATGGAGCAGACGCAGACCATGCTGTTCTTCATAGGTTCTGATTTTCCTGCATTCGCACCGTTCGCCCGGATCCAGCGCCGCTCCACAATACTCACACACCTGGTAATGTCTTCTCTTCTTGATCATTTTCTTCTCAGCTCCTCCAAAATGTAATAAACAAACAGCCACACCGTCAGAGACAGCAGCGTCTCCATACCAAACAGGGTCAAGTATCCGCGTTCCTTGAATGCCACCACAGAAACTCCTAAATAGAATCCAAAAGCCACAACCAGGGACAGCACCAGGTTACTCACCGGCTTTTTCTGCCACGGTCGACGGCCGCTCTTAATCTGGAACGACATTTCGGGCATATGTACTCCCTGGATGTGCACAATATAGACACGTTCCACTTCAAGCCGCACATTTTGCATTTTCTCCACTCTCCTTTCATCAGACCACCAGTCTCCGGATCTTCACCCGCTTCGGTTCCGGCTTCTTTTCTGGCTCCGGTGCCGGTCCGGAAAGATATTCGATCAGCTTGTCCAGGTTCACGACATATTTTTGGCCGCACATCACATGTGGGATTGTTCCTTCCTTGATCAGACTCCGGATCCGGTAACGTGTCATGATAGTTTCTGGATCCTGCTCCTTGAAATACGCAACGCATTGATCAATCGTCCTCATTCTCGGTACCAAGGTTCTTCCTCCTCTCTCCCAAGGCCAGCTCATGCTCACGGGCCGTGATGGTTCTGCTCAGTTCAGCTTCCTCCCAGTCTTCCAGCAGTCCCAGGAAGCTGAGAATGTGGATCTGACCACGGTACTCGCTGCACTTGCTCATAAAATTACAGCGAGGGATCTCTTCGCGCATTCTACGAATCATAAATTCCGCTCTGTCCTTTTCGATCAGAAGCATCTCAACTGTTTTATCCAACCTTCGTTCCTCCTTCCTTCATCCCTGCTGCCACCACGCCCTGGGCAAAGTAGTATGACGCCATTACCACGTCACCACGTTGCTCCTCCGGCAGGCTTCTCAGGTATCCCATCAGTTTCTCTGCATCCTTCATCCGGATGTCTTTTCCTGCAGTTCTGTTCTCCATACGCTTCTCCTTTCTTAAAATTTTGATCCTGCGGAAATAAATCTTACTTCTCCGGTCATACCGCTCTGTTCATCGGTTTCAACTCCTTACCTTTGTGTTTCTATGACCATAATAAGTCTCATGCGCACATTTGTCAATAGTTTTTTGTGCTTGTGTGACTTTTTGTTGACATTCGCACATTTTCATAATATAATCTGTTACGAGAGGAGGTGATACCGATGTCCGAACGTATTAAAAGAATTCGCAAAATGTTGGACTTAACGCAGCAGGAATTTGCAGATCGCATTGGCATCAAAAGAAATACCATTGCGAATTATGAATCTGGAAGAAATGAACCCGTCGATTCTGTAATTTCTTTAATATGCAGAGAATACGGTGTAAATGAAGCCTGGCTACGAACCGGCGAAGGAGAAATGTTTACCCCAAACCCAGAAACAGAGCTCGATGCTCTAAAGGAACGCTACAGCCTGTCCCAGGCAGAATGTTCCCTTATTGATGTTTTTGTAAATATGAATGAGAAAGACCGGAAGACTGTCCTGGACTTCGTTGTTCACGCTGCTGACAGCATACGAGAAAATGATTTATTCTTCGGCGTTCCGGATACCCCGGAAGAGCTGGAGGCAAAATATCCACCAGTAAGAGCCATAAAAAAAGACGTCGGATAA